TTGATTCAATGAACTCGATTGATCCCTCCGGAATGTCGGTGAACTCGTCACCGTCAACCCCGACGATCAGGAGCGGCCCGCAGAAGTCGATCCCGCAGATCTCGCAGTTGTGAGGCATCCCGAGGAGCCTCCCGTCTTCGTTGCAGATGACCGCGATGTCGTCCGTGATCTGAACGGGTTCGATGAAGCCGTCAATGAATCGCTGCATCTCCTTGATGTCGTTGCGGATCCATACCGCGTGATACGGATGTCCCGGCATCTTGCCGAACGCCTTGATATAACCGCCGAAACTCATGCCGTCACCTCCTCAACAAAGACCTCCATCGGAACCCCGAAGAACTCTGAGAGCTTCCTGATCTTGTAGAAGTTGGGCTTCGAGATGCCCTGCTTCCATCTGGTAAAAGTTGCCGCCGGGATGCCGGTCTGCTTTGCTACCGCGTAGTCAGTCAGCCCGAGCTTGTCCCTCAGCTCTGCGTAGATTTGGTACATTGTTTCCTCCCTTCGACTACATCATGCGGTTGCAACTATTTTCGATTTCGAATATAATCAATTTGCGACATCGTTACATCGAAACCATTTTTATATTGCAACTGCTATTTGTGATTTCGCAATTATTTTAATTCGAATATCGCAAGTAGTCAATAGTTATTTTTGCGATTTTGCAAATAGGTGGATTATGTGGGAGATATTCGTAAAACTTAGGGAAGCAAAAGGTGTCACGGATTACGAGGTGGCGAAGGCTTGCGGGTTCCATCAGAGCGCGATCACGCGCTGGAAAAAAGGAATTTCCACTCCGAACAACGACAAGTTGCAACGGATCGCGGATTACTTCGGTGTGCCGATTAAATACTTGACTTCGGGAGATGTACAAACGCTTGTACCGTCCTCGGAGTATTCTGAAGATGTACAGAAAATGCTCACTACCATCTCGAGCAGACCTGACATTAAACAGTTTATTGAGGCGGCAGCGGACGCGGCTCCGGAGGATGTACTCGCGGCGCTCGACGTGCTGCTCGCACTGAAGAGGAAGGGATTAGGATGACGAAGATCTACTACATGGAGTTGCCGGACGGAGTGATCCGCCGGCTCGATGTGCTAGAGAATGAAGATGTAAACGTCTATATCAACACTAAAAAGGAGGCAAGCGATGAGAAGGATAATAGCAAGCTTTGACTGCGTCGGAATGAACTACCACCGCGACGCGATCGCCGCCATGCAGGAGTTCAACGAGGACTATAACCTCACGAAGAAGCAGATCGAGGAAGCGTACAGCGACCAGCACGTTTACAAGTACGGGCACGACGGGATCGTTCAGGTTGCTCCGGAGCCTGACAACGAAGTGGATCCGAACGCGGTGCGGCTGTCGTTCCTGGGCGAGACGATCGCTTACGTCAAGAAGGAAGAAGCGAGCCGCGTCAAGGAGCTGCTCGCGGAAGGATACCAGCACGCGGTCGTCGTCGAAGGCGGCGAGTATAAGGCCATCGAGGACGACGAGATCGTGACCGGCGAGGATCCGTACGAGGTCACCCTGTTCTTCTACGAAAAGGAGACGGCAGCGGAGCCGGTCAAGGCGAAGGCCTCCGGCATGAGGATCCTGATAACGGTGCTCGCGGTGATCCTGTTCGTCATGAGCCTGCTGCTCCTGATCGCGTCGCCGATCGGCGGCATCATCGGGATCGTCTTCGCCGTGATCGTGTTCCTGTTCGGGCGTAAGCTATGAAGGCAAGGAAGCTTCCTTCCGGAAACTGGAGGGCTGAGATTGCAAGGAAGGACGCGAACGGCAAGCGGACGCGAAAGTCGTTCACCGCTGCCACGAAGGCAGAGGCGGAGGCGGCTGCTCTCGCGTACAAGCTGAAGATGACGAGCCCGGACAGCAGGACGGTCGGCGAGGCCGTCACGGCGCTGATCGAATCGAAGCGCCCCGTGCTGTCGCCGTCCACGATCAGGTCGTACATGGGGATCAAGAGATCGCTCGAAAAGGATCACCTTACGCTATGGCAGACTCCGATCGAGCGGCTGACCGAGCAGCAGCTTCAGCAGTTCATCAACAAGCTATCAGAAGAGCACACGCCGAAGACCGTGCGGAACTATGCCGCCCTCCTGGGCTCGTCATTGCCAGCGAGACTGCGTATACGCGACTGTGTGACCCTTCCCGCGCGTGTCCGTCCGAATTACCGCATACCGACCGAAGCGACCGTACAAGCGATTCTAGAGGCCTGCCGCGATTCTGGCCTCGAGATCCCGGTCCTCTTGGCTGTCGTGTGCACAATGCGGGCCGGAGAAATCGCGGCGCTCCGGATGGAGGACATCCGCGACAATTCGATCCACGTATGCCGGAATATGGTGCGAGATGATAATAACAAATGGGTGACCAAAGCGCCGAAGACATACAGCTCCGACCGCATCATCGAAGCGCCGCCCTGGCTGATCGAGAAGATCCGGGAGAAGGGCCTGCCGGAGATGAGCCCGACCGCGTTGTCAATCGCCTTCGGGAAGCTGCTGAAGCGGAACGGGCTGCCGCACTGCCGCTTCCACGACCTCCGGCATTATAGCGCCTCATACATGCACGCGAAGGGAGTGCCGAGCGCGTACATCATGAAGCGCGGAGGCTGGAACACCGAGGCCGTCCTGAACGCGGTTTACAGACACGCCCTGGATGACCGCGACAAGATCGAGACGAAGCGGATCAATGACGCGTTCACGAAGTCGCTCAAGTGAGTATTTTTTTTGAGAATTTCGTGCGGCTTTTCGTGCGGTTCTCACCTTCCATAAATGGTTTTTTTCTCTCATTTATGGAACGTATCAACCATATATGAAACGACAAAAAACCGCGTATTTACTGGGTTCCTTGATAATCCAATAAATACGCGGTTTCTTCATATTCTGCGGAAAGCGGGACTTGAACATGCTATAGATATGCTATAGTGTACGGATTTACTGCATCCGTGCAGTCCGTGCGGCTTTTCGTGCGGTTCTCCCACTAAAAAAAGCCCCGCCGGGGAAGGGGTGCGGCCCGGCAGGGGCACGGGAGAAAAACAAGCAAACGCCTGAGCGTATTGCCCTATTTTAGATAGGCCTTCGATACGAAGCCCGTATACCATACGCCGCCCACCTGTGCGACAACGTAAGGCCATTTATACACGCCGCTCGTGCTGTAGTAGCCGTAGCACTGCACCTTCGTCCCCTTCGGGATCGTGACCAGGATGCTGTGCTTCGTGCCGGCATCGTCTCGCATGTTCAGGTCGTCGGTCGTCGTGTAGGATCCGGCGAGGCTCTTCGAGAACTTCCGGGCGACTCCGGAAGCCTTCACGGCCTTGACGCCCGCCGTCGGCTGCGTGACCGGCTGCGTGTTGGTCTCCGGCTTCGAAGTGGATCCGGAGAGGTTCGCCGTCACCTGCTTCGCGAGGTCGCCCATCCGGGCATACATCCAGTCACCCGGGCAGCTCTTCCGCGGGCTGAACCATCTATGAACAGTCAGCACCAACTCATCAGCAGCGGGCCGATATGAGAGCGCCGTGTTCTTGTTCGGGAACCACAGCAGGCGCTTCTTTCCGTTCCTCCGGCAGATGTCCGTGCAGAGTTCGACCAGCCGCTTGTAGACCGTCGCGTTGAAGGAGAAGGGAGCCGTTGCGTCGCTCGCGCACTCAATCGTGACCGCGCGGTTGTCATTGTCGTACGACGAAGACGTTTGCGCTGAATTGCTTTCGGCGACGTACATCGCGATCTTGCCGTCTCTGCCGATGCCGTAGTTACTGGAGCACTGCCGCGTGCCGCTGAACACGTTCCCGAGCGCCTGCACGGTACACTGCCCTACGACGCAGTGCGGCGTGATCCGTGTGATCGGATACTTCCGGCCCTGCCAGTAGTGCGGGGAGAGCTTCACGTAGCTGACGAGGCTGCTGTTGCTCATTCTTCCGCCCCCTTACTGTCGTCGAACTCCGGGGAGTCGGCGATCTTGTTGTACTGGTGCGTGCTGATCCCGAGCAGAGCGCCCAGGAAGGCATCGACCGCCGTGATCGTGCCGACGATCTCTTCGCCGTACGGAAGGCCCCAGATGCTCGCAAGAGCGAAGTAGAGCGTCCCGAGAGCCGGGAGCAGGATCTGCGCGACGAACTTCAGAATGTCGTAAGTCTTGTTACTCATTTCTTCCTCCTCCTTAGATTCCAAAGAGCGCATGCACCGCGAACCCGATCGCCGCAGCTACGACGAGCCAGACGGCTTTCTTCCAGTTGTCCGCCGGCTCCTGCTCGATCTTCTCGAGCCTCTCGCCCTGCTTCTGGAGGTCTGCCTGCATCGACTTGATCGAGATCGCGATCTCCCGGACGGAAGCGACGAGATCCGTCAAGGTGTCCATCTGTTCGTCGAGCTTCTCGAGGCGATGGTTCTGACGGTTCTCCTCTGCCTCGATCCGTTTCATTGCTTCGGTGTATTCGGGTCTAGTCACAAATTCGTCCATGTGTGTCTCCATGAAAAAGAGCCTCGCGGCTCGGTTATAAGTTCTGATCTTTTCGCCAAATAGCGATTTAGCGAAGAAGCAGTCATTGCCATTCACAATTTACAATAACCGAGTGACGCTAACGATGGCGTTTGCATATCAAATCACGGATCGCTTTGTGTTTGTGTACTTCAAAGGCACGGCGAACCAAGCATTGCAAAGCAACACGATCATTCAAGGCTTACCCGTACCGACATTCGCCCAAGGCTTTATGTGTAATATCGGTGGCGGATACGCTGAAATCCGTGCAACCCCAACAGACGGCATCCTTATGTACGGTATTCCAAACGGTGCGTCATTCGTATTTGGCGGCGTTTATACGTTACTGTAAATCACGGCACGATCCAAACGGCAGACCCTGCGACCGTTCCGCTTGTGATGGATGATACAGTTGTCGTTGCGTTGTTGTAATAACTCGCATTGATCGCACCGCTTGAATTGATTGTCACAAGCCCCGGATAGCGCACATTAGCCGTTGTCGTGTAACGGATGGAATACGCAAAGTTTGCGGCAGGGCGATCTTCAGCCGCAAGGTGGGCGAACGTTTGCGCTGATACAGTTACGCCTAAGGTCAGCACGCGAACTTTGCCGTATCTGTACAGCACTACGCCAGTAGTCAGCGTTTCAGAACTGTACGCTAAATCGCTATTTAACGCAGAGATCGCGCCCGTGACGGTGCCGTCACCGACTCCGGAGATCGAGGTCTTCCCGATGATGTAATCCTTGATCCGCGACAGCAGGCTCTTCTTTGTGGTGTAACCGGTCGCAGCTGACGCATCCGGAGCGGAGATGACAGCGAGAGCGCCGTCGACAACATCCGCTTCTGATGCTTCGCTTAGTGACGATACGATGATAGGCTCGACTGTTTTCATGTTTTCCTCCTTATGATCCGATGAACGCCGTCGCCACGTATAGCACGGTTGCCGTCAGATTGTACGTGATGTTGCTTGTCGAAGTGTTCTTGATCCCGATCATAGTCGTGGATCCAGTTGCCGCCGCGTTCAGCTGCTGAACTGTGAGCGAGCCGTTCGGGAGTATGACGGATGTAAACGCGACCGGCGTGTATCCGGTTGGCGTGGATGCTCCGAGGTTCGTCGCGGTGACGAGGGCCGTCGAGGATCCGTTCACCGTTCCTGATCTCGTGTATGTCTTCTTGATAAAAATGCTCTGGTGATAGAGGTCGTGCACGATCTTGGCGATCGTGGTGTATGTGTCATCTCCAGAGCTCATATCTTCGTACCAGATATTACCGAGCTTTGCCTCCGGGACCGACATGATCGGGTAGTCGATCGTCTCGCCGGTATCGGCAGAGACGTATGTCGACATCAGCGCCTCGATGATCGGAGAAGACGCGTCATAGTTCTCATTCGTGCTTGTATTCGGGATGAGGACGATCTGCATCCCTTCCGCGCTGAATCGGAACGCCATGCGGTACGTATCGTTGACGCCGGTATAGGTCTGACCGCTCTCTTCCGTCACGAACTCGACACCTTTCAGTGTGCCGGACTGGATAAACGACGCATTGATGTAGACGATTCCGTCCTCGATGTATATCCCCTGAGATGCTCCGTTATTCGTCAGCCTGTTGAATACGCCCTCCTGGTCGAGTGTCTCGTTAATCTTCGCCGTGATCTGCGCGGATACGCCGGTCTCGATCGTGTCCGCGAACGATGTCGAGGGATCCCCGAGCTCGATCTCGTCGTACTTATCAAGCAGCACGTTGTAGCGCGTCCGGATCACCTTGACGCCGTCCATCGCAAGCCCGAGAGCCGGGTGGTATACGCTTACGGTGTCGCAGAGGTTGACGCTCTGGAGAGGAGCATACTCCGCATACTCGTCCGTCTGCGCGAGCTGCACGAAGTCGACCGTGAGGTTATTGTTCGGAAGCCACGGGCGATTGTTTTCCAGGAACGAAGCCGCAAGAGCTTCGAGCTGTGCAGCCGTCGGCTGCGTCTCGAAGTAGGTTGAAAAGTCATATGCCCGGATCTGTGTCTTCGTCGCCGAGATCTCGAAGACGTTCTCGCCGCCCTCCGTCCCGATCGGAGCGCCGTCCTCCCCGCAGAGGATCCCGACGCGTGACGGGATGCCGGACGCGTAGACGACCGAGCCGTATACGCTGCCTCCGGTCGAGCTGTTCACCCAGTACGGCAGGATCGCGTTGAAACGGCTGTCATAATCTTCCTCGTGCGTGAGGTCGATGAGGTTCTTGCCGTACCTGATCGTGACATCCGTGTCCTCGCCGCGTCTCTTCAGAAGCCGGATCGTAAAGTTGTCGTATTCGAGCTCCCCGCCGAAGGTGTCGAGGATGCTGCCCTCTTCCCCTGCGAGCATCCCACGAATTGAAGACGGATGTGTTAGGTTGTAGACTGCCGTCGAAGTGCTATCGGTCTCGAAGGTGAACTCCGACGGCGTGAGAAGGTGGTTTTCTATTCCTTCCGCTGTCGCCTGAGCTCCTGCTGCGCCGAACGGTCCGACGATCACGTTAGACGCGCCGTATGTGATATGATGCGCGTTGAAGGTCACGAGGCCGTCGATCGGTGCTGATCTGCGGTAGATCTCGAACGGCTGCCGGACGCCGGTATCGTCATGCGTCACAGAGACGATCATGCCGTTCTCGATGTATTCGTACATCGCTCCGGTCACGGGATAGACGAACTCACACTCGAAGATCCCGTTCCGCTCCTCTTCCACCGTGCAGCTGATGCACTCCGCGAGCCGCCCGACTCCGTTCGATGTGAAGTTTTTCTCCGTAGGCCAGTAAAGAATAGGTATCATACGCGCCACCATCTCGGCGTCACGCCGATGCTCGTGATCGTGCTGTCAAGTGTCACGGTATTGACTCCGGGCTTCAGGACCGGGAAGTCGTTCCCGCTAAAGGTAACGAAGCTGTTGAGGGACATGTCTTCGTCGTAGCAGTCCATGAGGTCGCAGTCGATATACACATCGCTGACCTCGCTGCTGATCTCGATCTCCTGCGTCCCGATCGTGATCGTGCCGTTGCCGACTACATGCAGAAGAGGCCGCGACGCGAAGGCCGTCGGGTTCGTGATCGTGAAGCCGGATGTGTATTCCGTCTCTACCTCGCCAGAAGTGAGATAGCGCTGCGGCTTTGCCATAAACGAGATATCGAAGCTCGCAGCGTCGAGCTTGCTCGTCATATCTACATCGAGATCTCCCGGGAAGTAGGCGAGCCGGTACTCATCCGGGTGGTAGGTATCCGTCAGCCGCGCGTATCCCTGCGTGCCGAGCAGGACGCCCTTGATCGCCGCGAGGTTTGTCCGGAGGTTCGAGTATATGAACGCCGGATATGTCACCTCGACATTATTGAACCGGTTATTGAGGCCCAAGAGGTCGCCATCACGGCCCGGAACCTCAACCGGCTCATAGCTACGGCCCGGAGCATCGAAGGACTCCGAGCCACTGATATACACGCCATAGTCACGGGAGTCGTGACCGTCGAATATAAAGTAATTACGCATAGACCGCTCCCTTCTTCAGCTGATCGCGAGCGAGCACCTTGCTGACTTCGTTCGCGATCTGGCGGGCATCCTGTCCGGGCTGAGCGTAGACGTTTATGTTGATGCCGCTGCTGCCGGATGCTGCCGCAATGTCGCGCATGAGCTGGTCCCTGCCGTATACGATCTCGCCGCTGCCGCCGCCGTCTCCGAAGCCTCGCATGACCGTCGGCTGCGTGAAGAGGTACGGCTGATCGTAAGCCTTTTTATACCAGGTCACGGAGATCTTCGGGATCTTCACGACGCCGCCGATGTCCTGCCACTCCCAGGAAAAGTGCGGGAGCTTTATGTGCGGGAAGCTCCAGGAGAAGTTGAAGATTCCCCTGATGCGCTGCACGACGCCGGAGACATAGCTCCGGATCGACTCGAATTTGCTCGTGAACCATCCGACGATTGACGACAGCCGCCCGTTGGTAAGCGAGTCGATCGTGTTGAACATGCCCGTCCACATCGACCTGATGCCGGAGGTAAGTCCTGCCACGATGCCGCGGATCCCGCCGCCGGCGTTGTTAAAGGCCGCCTGTGCTGCCGACCACGAGGACGTGACCGTGTTCCTGACGCCGGTCATCGCTGTCGTGACCGTGTTCCTAACGGTATTGAACGCTGTCGAGACTGTGTTCTTCACACCCTGCACCGCGTTCGACACGCTGGTCTTGATGTTGTTCCACTTCTCGGTGACGTTCTTCTTCACGTTATCGACCGCTTCGGTGACGCCCTTCTTGACGTTCTCCCAAGCTTCGACGATGCGCTGCTTAACATCCTCCGCCCACTGGCAAATGGTATCCCAGTTCTGATACAAAGCGACGCCGATCGCGACCAGTGCCGCAATGGCTGCTATCACGAGCCCGACCGGAGACGCGAGCATCCCAATCCCGGAGATCAGCGTCCCGCCGATGCTGATGATCGACCCGATCCCGGAGACCAGCGACCCGATCACCGCGATGACCGGACCGACCGCTGCCGCGATCCCCGCCGCCTTGACGATCGCGTCCTGCGTTTCAGGGGAAAGCGCTTCCCATCGCTCTTTTAGTGTCTTCACGACTTCGCCGACCTTCTCAAGGATCGGCTGAAGGACGGAGCCGAGCGTTGCGCCGAGTTCTGCGCCCGTGAGCTTGAGCTCGTTCAGCGTTGTCTGCCAGGAGTCGATTGGATCCAGCGTAGCATTGAACGTGTCGGACACGGATCCGGCTGTGATGTCTGCCGCCTTGCCGAGGTTCGTGAAGTCGACCGTGCCGTTCTTGACCGCCTCGTAGATCGTCGCGCCGGATTTTCCGAAGAGCTCATACGCAGCCGTGAGGCCGTCCGTCTCTTCCGTGCCGTTCGCGATGGAGCTCTGCAGCTCTGCAAGCGCCTGGTTGAGTGGCTTCCCGTCTGCCGTCGCGTTCTTGAGCGCCTTACCAAGGCCGCTCATGACCGTCGAGGAATCCGCGCCGGAGACCTCGAGGTCTCCCATGAACTCGGTCGCCTGGAAGATGTTCAGGCCCATCTCGTCGAAGGCTGCCGCGTTCGATACGAGCCCGGAGGCAAGCGCATCGACCGATACACCTGTCCGCTGTCCGGTCGCGTTCATCGCATCGAGCAGTCTGCCCGCGTTTTCTGCGCCGAGCCCGAAGGCCGCGAGGGCTTTCTGAGTGCTGTCGACCGCGCTCGTGACGTCTGTCTCGTTTAAGCTTGCGAACTGGATGAACTGCGTGCTCAGCTCTTCCAGTTTGTCGCCTGTCACGCCGAAGCGGGTGTTCACCTCGCCGATCGCGTTGCCGGCAGTCGCGAAGTCGGTCGGGATCGTCGTCGCGATCGATTCCATGATGGCGCCCATCTCGTCGGCTGCCGCGCCTGTCGCGCCGGTCTTCTTGATGATCGTGTCGAGACCTTCGTCTACCTCACTGAACGCAGCAAGCGATGCCCCGCCGACTGCTGCGAGCGGTGCCGTGACGTTCTTCGTCATCCCTTCGCCGAAGTTCTTGATACCGTCGCCAACAGAGGATACCTTTTCCCCGACCTCCTTGACCGCTTCGCCCGCCGCTTCAAACTGCTGCTTGGCGACAGAGCCGAAGCTCTTCGCCTCGTCCTGGAGCCGCTTCAGCTCGTTCTCGTCCTCGATGATCTGACGCTGGAGCGTCTGCATCTGCGCGGTGACTTCCGGCGTCTGATCC